CTGGCTCTTTCTTTTCTTCTTTTTCTTCAGCTAAGGGTGCCGTTTCACCACCTGCTGCGGGGGCACCTATGTCCGCGCCTGGAGTTGCTGCCCCTTCACCACCCGCTGGGGTCCCTAATGGGTCTGACATGGACATAGATCCACCACCACCTCCACCAGGTAGTCCACCTTCTTCACCGCCACCACCTTGGGCTATCGCGTCTTCAATTTGTTTTCTTTCCTCTTCAGGAATACCATATTTCTTATCAACATCGTCAAATACACCAGTACGTCTGATAATTTGAGCGGTGTTCATTAATTCAGCACCAATTGCACGTTCCATTCTTTGTTGTTGTAGATCAAGAATAACCTCATTATCACTCATACCTAGAATATTCTTTTTAGCCCATGTGTGTGATACAGGAAGAATTCCCATTTGTGATTGGTCGGACGTTGCGTCCTTATACATTGTGATTTTTTCTTTCCAAGATTCTATTTTCAATAAATCAGACTGTCCCGATGGGTTAGTCATCATTAATGTAAAGTTGTTTAACTCATCTTCCATTCCTAACAGGAACAGGTGAATCAAAGCAATCTTATTCAATTCCTGAATCAATGATTGTTGAATTCTGTTGATCGTTCTTGCGAAACGAATATCAAGTAACGCCAACCCTTTTCCATTACCAACCACATCTTCGAATCCAAGGAACGCTTTCGGGATCCTAAGAGCCGCTAACATTTTCTTTTGGATATACTCGATATCGGCAATCTCACCCAAGTTCTGAGCTCCAGGTAATGTTTCAATTGGACTACTCTGAGAGATGTCCCTCATTGGGATGAAATAATCTTGGTCAACCGCCATTTGATTATATCTCATATCAACCTGTCCGTTTTGTTGGTCAACAACTTGGTCTCTTTTGAATTTGTTCGCAATCCTCTGTACATAAGGTTCAATGTCTTTGTCATCCATATTACCCACGAACACTTTAAATACTCTTCTTTCAGGGGCTCTAGACGTTCTATAAATTAACATCGCATCCTCTGCTAGGAGTAACTGCTTCCAAATACGTCTGATTTTATCCAACATGGATGTACCGTAAGGAAGTTTCCTATCATCACCAAGAATTCTAAAGTGAGCGATTTCCCATGCCTGGAATTCCATATCTTTGTTATTCCATGTGAACCTGAGTTCCCGGGTTGGGAACTTACTGGAAACCCTATCACTTTGGTTCGGGCTGGATTGTCTAGCCCCTTCAAGTCTTTGGATCTCAATGTTAGGTAATTGTTGACAACCGATAATACCTTTAGCCGCATCAATTTTTAAATATACGAAGTTATCACCATACTTAGCCATTCCCCTCGTCCACATTTGTAGGTTAGTATTAACGTCCAAAATATTGTAGAACAAGTCATCTAAAATAGATTTAATTCTTTTTGAGTCGGAATGTATTGTTAGAATCTGTCCTTTTTCTGATTTAGTTGTAGATTCTTCCGCGTAAATATCCAACGCTGCGGATACTTCAGGAGTAAATTCCATACTCTCATAATCATAATATGCTGATAGTCTGTTTGGTTCATAGTAAACTGATTGGTTATAAAGTGACATGTCGAGTTTCGACCATTTGTCAGCAATATATTGAGTTTGCTTGGCTTGTAATAAAGCGTTTTCGTATTCTTCTTTACTGTCAGTTTTCAGTAATTCATCTTTCGAAAATTGAAACGACGGTGGTGGGGGAGATATTGTGTTTCCCTGAAAACCGAAGGTTTTTGTTAATCTTTGAAAGATAGTTAAATCTTGTTTTGCCATACCTATAAATATTGGTTATAATGTAAACATTTTTTTTATATTACTGAAGCTTATCCCCGTTTCTTCGGACCAGGGATTAACCACGAATATTCATCATATTGTTGTTTTAAGTTTTTCACCTGATCATTATGGAATAAAGGATTACCTTCGAGAGCCCCTCCATCCACGGCCATCGGACCCATAGGATCAAACGCCTGGCCATAAGAATAAAATGATTTATTTGGTTCATATGACCTTTCTGATAACATCCAAGAATCAATCATCGCTTTATTGACAGAATCCACTCTTTCGAGTTGACCGAAAGAAATGTCGGCAATGTATAGTGCTATTGCGATACTCATAATAGCATCATCGTGTTTCCCCTTCATGTGGTCAGGTTTTCCGTTGATATAAACAAACGTGTTCATTTCATTCACCAATCTTTGCGACCTAACAATAAACCCATTCCTCAACTGTTCTTCGAAAGCGGCAACAATTTGTGTCCGCTTATTATTGAAGTTAATCCCCGGAATTTTTTCCATCGCCTTAGCGTTATAATCCCAAATATTCTGAGTGTTGATTCCTTCAATGTACATGTTTTTGTATCCCATTTCTTGGAACTTCCTGGCAGTAGCAATTCCCATACCACCAGTTATATCAATACCCACAAACGCTTTATACAGTACCGCCCATCTATACGCAATCTCCGCTAAATTATCTGGCGGAATTTTACCAACATATTCAAGTACTTGTTCCCTCTCATCAAAGTCAATTATACAAATTCCCGAAAAATCTTCACTATCACCTCTAGAAACGTCAATCCCCATGACATATCGATGCCCTTCGATTGGCTCTTTCCAATGCCACATTGTACCACTCATTAACTTCTCTTTTGGTTCTCTAATCATATTCTTAACAATATTCTCTCGAACCTCATAAGGGATTACACTATCCCCCGAACCAAGGAAGTCACACTCAATCTCCTGAGCAATTTTTCTTGGGTCATATTTAAGTTTCTTTGACATTCCCTCAAACCATGGTGAATACGGTTTATAACCATCGTCTAACACCTTTTGGTAATCCTCTGGTGGAACATCCTTCATCATAAACCCATCCTCATTGTCATCATATAAGGCTCGGTTTAACATATAATGTACCATATCTTTAACCTTAACCCACACTAAATCTTTTGTGTAACGTGGATCTTTGTACCACTGGAGGTCTGAGATATGAAAGTCATTTATTCCTTTAACCGCTTGGTCATACACCGTGTAGTATATTGGGTCAAAACCGTTTGGTGTTGAAATCAAGATAACCTTACCACCCGTTGAAAGTGACGCCATACATGCTGCCCAGAAATCGTCTCCCGCTTCAATATATGCCGCCTCATCAAATATTAGGATGGTAGGGGTATAACCCCTCAAGGCATCCTTTGAGGTCGCAACCGCCTTAACCTCACATCCATTATTTAATCTAAATCGACTTTCAGAGTTTTTATCCGCAGAGAACCCTACATTCATCCAATCAGGCCATTGCATTAAGAAACTACGAATTTTATTCGCCATTTCAATTGCGGTGTCTCGTTTGTTCGCGACAATTAGAATTTTCTCTGGATTTTCGGGCTTGGCCGTTTGTAATACTTTAGATACCCACGCTGAGGTCACGGTGGTTACACCCGCCTGACGATACTTCCTTGTGATATTTTCATTGTAGTTCTCGTAATCGGCCAGTAAGTTCAATTGATCGGGAAAGAGATCCAACGGTACATTACGTTTCTGAGTATTATCAAAAGTTTGGAGATACGTACGCATCGCGTATGGTGCGTCTTTGATAATACGGGCATATTCTTTTAACTGTTCGATATTCGCTCCCATACCTATAAATACAAAAAAAGGTGGAATTCTCCACCTTTATGTTAGTTTAGGTTAACCAAGTCTTAATTTCCTTGTTTCCGGTCAATCATTTGCTGAATTTTCTGAGATAGCGCCCAATTTTCAGCATCAATTGCCTGGTTCAGTTCATAGTTCAATGCGTTAAGACCTAAACTGGCGAGATCCTTTGTTGTTGCCTCAGGTGCCGCTTCAGGTTCGTCTTCCCCTTGAGTAATCCCTAAACCTTGTAGAAAAGTGTTAAGATCTTCTTCACTGGTTTCTGATGCCGCTTCTTGGACATCAGTATGTAGTTCTTCGAGGTCGGGTGTTGTGTCTTCTTGATTGAAAGCCGCTCGAACACCTTCCATTAGGTGTTGCATCATTTGCTGTCCTCTGTCAGTACCTTCCATCAGTTCTTTTACGAAAATTAAGAAATCTCTAGCCTCCAATTTAAAGATGGCGACTAGTAAGTAATTTTGTAATTCTTTTTGATTTTCATCCATCAGAATTTCTTCAGGGAATTGATCCCTAATTCTCCTCCAAATAGATGGCCCTAATCTGATGTCCCAAATTTCTTTATCTAAAGTATCTTCAGATTGACTAACTTCTTCCCACCCATCTTCAGGCTGTCCTTGAATTGCGAACACCTCCATAACACCCTTGATAATTTCATGGACTAAAACAGGGAAGTTAATACCACGAGCCTTAATTGTTGGCGGCTCTGTGTTTCTGTCAACCTCTTCTCTTCCTGCCATTGATTCTGAACCCATCGCCATGTTCATTTGTTCGTCGGGCATTTGCCAGTACATCGTGTCGTTTATTGACATCATAATACCATAGTCTCTGATAAGTGTCTCTGAACCCGTAATCTGGGCGAGTCTCTCAGCTACGTTATGATACATATAATATCCTTTCATGGCAGCCCCTTGAATCATACTATCGATCAGTCTTCGTTTCGCCTTCTCTAAATTGAGATGTTCAAGATTTTGTGCGATTTCCACTTCATTCTCAACTTCGGCCTCATCATCTTGAGGTTCTTCCTCTTGATTTTGGTCGGCGTCCCTCTGCATTCCCTCCGTATCCATTTCACCAATCCCAACGATTTTTACATCATATTGAAATGCATCATCGGGAATTTTCAATTCTTCTTTCACGACTTCAATCGCCAAATTTTCTAATTCTTCTCTATGAGCGGCTTCGGTTTGCATAATGCTCCGTAATGACTGCATCGCCGCGCCCGCCAAGGGCATCATACCTTGTTGTCCCTGTAAAGAAATTGGACGACCCGTATAATCTTGAACCTTTTGAATCACTTCCCTATATCTTTCAGATGCCAGTAACTCTTGGAAATTACTCTCCACCTGACCCTCTTCCGTATCTGGAAATTCAACTTTATCAAATGGTGTGTCACCTTGAGCTAACTTATCCTGTATCCCACGATCTGGTTCATTTTCTGGAGGTAAGTCCATTGGAAGTTCTCTGAGATTTTTTCTAACCGATTCTTTTATGGTTTTATTGGTGAGTTTCATACTTAATTCGTTTTTTCTGCTTTCGGTGCTGGATTTATACCTGGGCCTGGTTGGTATGGGGTTCTTGGTTTCTTTCCCGGTTCTGTCTTTCCTGGATCAACTCTCGGTTTTGTTGTTGGTTCAGCGGGTTCGGCCGCCCCTGCGTTATGAATGGCGTCATAAGTTAACCAATCAGGAAGCTTAATATCCACATCTACTTCTGGTTCCATTACTTCCTGTTCATCCAATTTTTGTTGAATTAACGACATGATATCGTCTTTGGATGTGAACGGATATACTTTATCACCCACCACTTGGTCAACCCATTCGGTTAAATCAAGACCCTTATCACCTGGTCTTGATACTGGTTGGGAAGCTGGTGTTATATATTCCTTAGCTTCTTCTTTTTTCTCTTTGTCCTCGTCATCATCTTTAATGATACCCGCGCTTTTTAACCATTCAGTTTTGGTTTTAAATTTCGGTTTTTCTTCTTTCGGGGTTTCTTCGTCTTCAGTCACTTCACCCTCATATGTTGCAAAGGGCTTTTTATGTTGTTTCAGTGCGTTTTGTGTCGCCACGTCAGTCTTAGACACGTTTGTCACAGAAGTCGCCCCGCCAGAGCTGGCCACATTTGACATGTCTATTGCTCCTTGTTCACTAAGAATTCTCTCCGATAGCTCTCCGAGTTGTTTGTCACTCAAACCAGCCAATGTTTTTTCAGAGAAACCTTCTTTGATTAATTTTCCTACTATTTCTTTTCTTTTCATTTGCGTAGTTTGTATTGAATTTCGTCATTTATTAGCCTAAGCCCCTTTGTTTCTAATTTATCGGTTACACTTTCTAAGGTGTCCCCATAATGGAACGATACTCTTATCGGCCTCTCCTCCGCGTCCATGTCAAATGGTTCCCAGCCCAACGCGATAATTCCGTCTGCCGCGTCTACTACGCCAAAAAAATCGGAGTTCTGAACTAAATCAAGTTGTAAATCCGAATTTTTTAATAACCCCACTAAATCAATGGACTTGAGTTCTGGTGGTACCGACCTTCCTGATGAAGGTATGT